CAGGAATGGCGCTTGTGCTAGTTTGTAGCGTTTATAAAAACGTTTACTGACATTTGTGTAGGGTGTGGTTATCATAATGATTTATCCACGACATATCTGCGTACACGCATAGGGTCACTATCATCTAGCGCAAACACTGTACATAATTGCCCATCAAATGAATCAATTTGCTTCTGAATACCATCAGCGGTTACAGTGAGTTTATCTGCTTTGAGATTAAGGATTCGCATTTTTGGATGCTGATCCTTTCCACTCCAACACTCTTGTTTGATTTGTTCAATTATCGGATGCATCATCATTCTTCCTCTGTTCTTGTTCAGCCCGAATTCCTTCTTCTATCAGTCTGTTCCACTCTCTCATCCGTCCTTCAGATATACCAAAACAACGAAATAAATCATCAGTGCGACAACGAATGGATTTGTCTACGGTGCCAGTCATTGCAAGCCACAACATATCATGCAAGTGCGCAACAGATAGATTATAGTGTTCTGCTATCAGTTTATAGTTGAGAAGTGTTTTCATTCCAACCTCAAATCTTAAAATACTTTTTGTTGCGTTTGTTGGTGCGCCCACTAGGATTCGAACCTAGAACCAAAGGATTATGAGTCCTCTGCTCTAACCGTTGAGCTATAGGCACTTATTTCGCGTAGTCGAGATCATGAAGGTCACTCGTGGCTTCAACGATCTCTTGAATAAGTTCCTTATCGGTCTTTTCAGTTTCTTCACCTGGTGGTGTCCTCGGTTAATTCCAAGTCCTCGTTCACCTGTTCAATTAGGGCTACTTGGGTACATGTGCTTTAGGCACATCCACGCATTTTGGTGGATCCAGTCGGACTCGAACCGACCACATCCAGCTTGCAAAGCTGGCGCTCTCCCAGATGAGCTATGGACCCGTAAATTGGTCGGAGTACAAGGATTCGAACCTTGGACCTCTTGCTCCCAAAGCAAGCGCACTACCAAGCTGTGCTATACTCCGATATAATTTGGCGCACTCGGTAGGAGTCGAACCCACAACCAACGGAGTAGAAGTCCGTTGCTCTATCCAGTTGAGCTACGAGCGCATAACTTATTATATCATAAAACTTATTGTTAATCAAATGGTACGCCTGGTCGGAGTCGAACCGACAGTGCCCTTTCGGACGCTGGAACCTAAATCCAGAGAGTCTCCCAATTCCTCTACAGGCGCGTACTATTTTTTTAATAACTTAACATGAACACCAGAAGCTGCGATACCAGTTAACTTTTTAACCTCAACCTGGTGCCCGTTTCTTTTCGCATAGTCATGAACATAGTCTTTCAGTTCATCACCATCAAACCCTTTTTGGTAGGATCTTTCAGAACCTTTCTTAACCCACATCGCTTTCTTTTCTTCAGCGGGTTCAGAATTCTTGTTCTTCTCGATATCACCTTTCCACTTTCGTGTGCCGATAATAGCGTGTCCACCTTCCTTAATGGAGTTGAATATGGAGTGCATTACATGCTCTCTAACATTTGGTTCTACAACATTCAACACATTATGGCAAACTGCTGCATCATAACCATTCTTTGGTATCTTAGATGCGTTTGTATACTCTGGTGCTTCTTTACGTCCTTCTGGGTTTGGTTCGTGGTCATGAACAACATAACCTTTACCCAGACCTTTCATCAATGCTTTCTTTGTGTGATCTAAACCAGCACCGATGCTAATAATCTTAGACTTCGGTTCAAGCTTATCACTCAAATATACACCAGTCTTCTCGTAGGTTCCACCAGTGGTGGCTACCTGGGTTTTCCTGGTGTTGTTAAGTTTTGTTTCTTCATTAATAAATTGACTAAAGGATAACATAATAATTCCTAATATTGTCAAGTATTTATGCTTGTTTGGAGCGTCCAGTGGGAGTCGAACCCACGACCTGAACTTGGAAGGATCACATTTTACCGTTAAACTATGGACGCATTTGGTGCTGTCTGTGGGAATCGAACTCACGACATCCTGCTTACAAGGCAGGTGCTCTACCGACTGAGCTAAGACAGCGTATTGTGTGTATTAACCCTCTACACTATAAACTCTACTTGGACTGACCCAATCAAAACTTGGTTTACCTTCTATCCAACTATCATCTATCCATAATAATTTATTGTTAGGATAAGCTACCCACTGCCCAGACTCTAAACTAATTATATGATGATTCTTGTGTTGATCTGGTATTTCACTGAAGCCACCAGTAGCCCAATCTATTGTGAATAGATACGAGCCTCGTCTTAGTTGTTTATCTCGTCCATAGCAATTTACCGCATGGTTTCTCAGAAAAGCAAATTCATGAACCGTGCAATATCTACTATAGCAGTCCCACCAAACGCTAACATCCAGGGGGAGTGGATCACAGGGTTTACTGCATATCATATGTATTGGAACTCTAGCCCACTGTTCCCCATTAGCAAGCATAACCTGAAACATGGGCACTCGCTGCGGTTCACTTCGGAAACCAAATACATAGGCTTCAGTAAAATCCCCATAACCACGTTTTTCGTCATAGAAAAATTCTTGACGAATAAAACATCTTGTGTATGGAGTATCAACTAAAAAAGTCATTGTGTATTATTTATACAAGAATTATATCACACCTTATCCAGAATTGCAACAACGTCTTCTTCATTGATGAATGAATAGTCTAGCCCACTGATTCTGACGGGTAAGGCTTTCGTCCACATGATATAGATGGTGTATCCTGGCTTGACGTGCTCTACATCAGGTCCACACTCGATCACAGTTGCGGTTCGAGATTCATCACCCGTACCACTTTCAACTATGATACCAGAAAGCGTTTTGGTTTGTACGTCATTTGCTTTGATTAAAATACGCTTGTGTAGCGGGAATACATGATTCATTCTGGCTGGTTCGGTCATTTTAGCATCCTTTTCTTGTTTCGGGTTATTTTGGTACGGAGTTTACGGGCAGCTTCTATTTGCATATTAGTTGCATTTTTATAGAACGGGGTTCCGTTCAGGTGGTCTAGTTCGTGTAAAAAACATCGACAGTGCCACTCATTAAAGGTCTTGGTTGTGGTAGTACCAGATGGGGTAGTAAAACGAACCTTGACCGTGTGTGGGCGTTTAATGTCAATCCAAAAGTCTGGGTAGGATAAACAACCCTCTTGCATCTTGGCAAGTCCAGAGCTGACCGCCACGACTTTTGGATTGAAGCATACGAATGCTGGGCTACCTTCCATGACAAAAACACGGTAGGGTAAACCAACTTGATTTGCAGATAAACCTATTCCCTGGTTGGCTCTCATGGTTTCGATCAGATCGAGTGCCAGCTGTTCTGGGTCGCAGGGTGGATTTTCAAAATCAAATTTCTGCATTTCTTGAAACAGCATTTCGTGATTTTCGGGTAAAAGCTTGTATATCATGCTGCAATCCTTGAAAATGATTTGTACTTCTCAAACTTAATAATGCTGTGGAACTTATCGTACATCTGGTCTGTCTTGTGGCTGATAACAAAAGTATTGTTGTCACCATCGATGGTATTGATGATCTTTAGGAACTCGTCCGTACCACTACTATCCAGAGCACCATCGAAGATCTCGTCCAGAATCAACAGATTTGTTGTGGTTGAGTTACGCATTCTGGCAATGGCTCTCCAGGTGAAAAGTAGTGCCAGATCGATTCTGGTCTTCTCACCTTCAGAGAATGATGCATAACTGAACTCGTCACGGAACCTGGACTTGATGGTCTCGCTGAAGTTCTCGTCCAATTCAAACTGGACAAAGAAGTCCATCGATGCAAGATACTTGTTGATCAGCTTGTTCATGATAGGAACATACTGCTTGATAATCTTAGCTTTGATGCCACCGTCTTTGAGAAGAAGTGATGCGGTCTCAAGAGTGTCTTTATCTTTCAATATCTGTTTCTTGTTTTCAATAAGATCTGCCAACTCTTTTTCTTTTGCTTTAGCCTGTGACTCAGCGACTGGATCCACAGAAGTTCTATTCTTGATGTTATCCATCTCGGTCATGTAAGTCTGGGCAAGCTTGGCATGGGTCTTTGCTTCAAAAGTCGTATTATGAATCGAAGCTTCCATAGCAGCGATATCATTATCATCCTCAATAAATCGATTCAGATCGTCTTCGATTTTGTCGAACACATGGTCACATTTTTCCATCTCTAAAATAGACTCCATAATAATAGATTCTTTTTCTTTGATAGTGTTTGCCCTAAACTCTTCTGTGATATTTTGCTTACAGGTCGGACAATCAACATGCTTTTCCAGGAACTCAACTTCATTTTGCAGTTTTGATGCTATCCGTGCATGTTTGTTCTGATACTCTCTAGCACTCCTAGCAGCACCCTCAATTCTTGAGCGTTCACTGTGGCTTTCTTTGATCTGAGCAATCCTACCCTTCATCTCGTCAACATATCGAATCTTATCTTTGGCTTTCTCGGTTTCCTGATCAATCTTCTGTTGAAGCTTGGTGATGCTCTCACCATCAAAACGTTTCATGGCTTCTAGGTTGTCGTTGACTAACTTGATATATTGTTGAGCCAGCATGATGCTGTGATCTGTAGATTGAATGTCCTGTTTGTTCTGAGAGATTCGCTCTTTCAGAAGTGTGTTCATGGTGCTGAATACCTGAAGGTCAAGGAGATCCTCGATCACTTCTCTTCGATGTGCAGCGGTAAGTTGCATGAACGGAACATAGGAAGCGGATCCAATGACAACGATCTGGGCAAAGGATTTCTGATTCATCTTCAAGATGGTATCTTCAAGATACTCTTGGTACTCACGGACCGCAGCATTTTGGTCTACCAAAACACCGTCCTGGTAAATCTCAAACACTGCTGGTTTGATTCCACGCTTGATCATATACTCTTTCGAGCCGATAGCAAACTCCAACTCAACGACAGTCTTACCGTTGTTGATGCTGTTAACCAACTGGTCTTTCTTGACGTTCCTGAAAGGCTTTCCAAAAAGAGCAAACGATATAGCGTCAAGGATAGTCGATTTGCCAGCACCATTCTCACCAACAACCAATGTGGTGTGAGAACGATTCAGTTGCACTTCGGTAAAGCAGTCGCCAGTGCTTAGAAAATTACGCCAGCGTACTTTTTTAAAGGTTATCATTCAGAACTCGCAGCATCTCTGTAAAGGTCACGAAGTAACTCCGTCAAATCCTGGCGATTACCCTTAACATCCATCTGATCAATAAAGCCATTCAGGATAGTCAAGGTGTCTTGTGCTTCATCGACAAAATCATCATCGTCAAGGTCAATTTTATCACCATCGTCAAGGATTTTCAAGTCCTTAACACCAGCAGCCTCAAACTTATTGATCAGCATATCGAACCAGTAGGGGTTGGTCTTTTTCTCAACAACCAACTTCACATAGTTATCTCGGTATGGCTCACAGTCAATCAGAACATCTTCCATGCTTTTACCTTCATCGTTATAGGTAACTTTATGGAACATCTCGAATGGATTAACCACATGCTCAAGGATTCTGTTGGAAGTGTTGTAGATATGAAAACCTCTCACATCACCGTAGTCACTCCAGGTCATTTGATAAGGTGCACCAAGATAGTTGATGTTGCCAGAGCTTGACTTGTGGTGATAGTGTCCTATCATGACCTGATCAAATTTCTCAAATACCTTTGGCGACATACCGTGGTCGTTGACATTACCTTTATACATGGCAAAGCCAGACAGTTCCAGGTGACCAAACAGAACCTGTGCGTCTGTTGTTTCTATTGCTTTCATTGCATGTTCATAGTTGCCAGAACAGATCCAGGGCATAAGCAACACTTTCAGATTATCGATCATCACTTCGGTAGCGTCTTTGTACACAAATACATTAGGGTACTTGTCTACGTTCAACTCTTCCATCGCGTTCAGGTCATTGGTGTTCTTATAGAACACATCATGGTTTCCAAGAATGATGTGCAGCTCAATACCATTGGCTACACACATTTCAATGAAGTCTTCTCTCAGTCGTTTCGCAGAAGCAAAATTAATATACTTTCTACGATCAACAATATCACCCAGATGGAAAATACGGCTGATGCCCTGCCGTCTAAGCGTAGGAAAGAAAACGCCTTCGTAAAAGCGTTTAAAATATTCTGAGAAATTTTGATCATCGTTGCGAACACCCCAGTGAGTGTCGTTTATCATGGCAATTTTTGATGTCATTTTTTTCTTTCATTATTATAAGAACGAATAGCGGTATCACAAAATTCACGGATAACCGTCAGCACCTGAACATAATTATATCTTATGTGCTCAGGAAGCTTCCGATTCGTTGCCTGTTTCGCCCAGTCCTGTATCATCCCAGGAATCTGGTGGTTCGATCTCTGTTCCATCTATTAAATCCTCTAATTCAAAATGTGCTTCGGTTGCGCTGTCTTCCAGTGCGTCAACTTGGCGTTCTCTTCTACGATGCTTCTTCTTCATCCAAGCTTCGTAGGTTGTTGTAAAATCATTCATCTTATCGCTGCTTGTGGTGAAGGCAATTGTGATACCTTCATCCATGTCCTGGTCGGACACATCGAACATCTCGTTGAATGTGACGGAATGTTCAAACAACTTCTGTTTCATGTAAAGCTGTTTCTTTTCTTTCTGGATTCTTCTTAGGAATGCGTAGTAAATTATTGTCGTAAAATAGGCGAATGGATTTTGCGTTTTGTTTGGATTGAAGTTATGAAAATACATACAGCAGTTTTCAATACCATCTGAAACCATTTCTTCCTTGTGCGGGTAGTTATAGAAGTTTGGCTTCTTGATCAGATTCTTTGCAATCATCAAAAAGCAACTCCCAATATACTCTGGTATTCTAGGCGGTTTCTCTCCAGCGTCCAAAGCAGCCTGTACAGCTTTTTTGTGCTCTACAATCGCCTCATACATTTTTTTATTATCTACGTAATGTGTACTCAATTAAGCTTATTCCTTGGTGGTTTTTTGTTATCAACTATCACCACATCGCTGTCAGCATCATCTTCAAGATACTCCTTTCGATCAGCAAAACGTTTCATGGCTTGGTCTATTTCTATTGCAAACTTGCCGATTTCCCCATCAAGCTCAGGAATAACCAGGGTGTTGAGTAGGGTGACTGTCTTGTTATAGAACTCAACATGCTGACCCTTGAGTTCACTGATCGAGACAATGTTCATCCTATTTATCGAGATATTTTCATTGGTAGTGAATGGACTATAGACAGTATATCCAAGAGATAGTTTCCCTGTGGCAGCTGTGTCCAGGATACGAACTGGGTTTTTGACTGCAATAGAGAATAATCCACGCTTGACGATCTCGCAGATAATCTCTATATTATTTGTCTTGATAACCCATAGCTTCATGTTATTTTCACTGTGTATGTTTTGTATTCAAACTGCTCTTGTGCGTAGATGTTCATTCGCTCGACAAAGTGCAGCAGCGTATAGTTCTTTTTATCGTTCCAGGCAAGATCGTCTGCAATGTCATAGAGTGTGGCGATGGTCTTACCATCTGCTTTACGCAACACACGACCAATAGACTGTAGGTTTCTAATCTTGCCTTTCGAAGGACTTGCAAATATCACATCGTCCAGGTTCGGAATGTTTGTACCCGTAGACATTGTTCCGAATGATGCGATGATAATTGCATTCTTTTCTCTCATGACAATATGGCGAATAGCTTCACGCTCATCACCAGCAACACCACCATGAATAAAGAACACTTTACGCCCCTGCGCTTCAGCTTCTTCTTTTATCATATTATACAGTATTTTGCCGTGTTTGTCTACAAATTGGAACAGCAAAAGTGTATTACCTTTCAAAGAAAGCGTCAGGTTTTTGATGAACTTATTTCGTGCTGCATTTGCGATCAAAAAGTCCATCTCTTGCGGGTAGGTCATTTTGGCAACAACTTTTCTTTCTTCTTCTTTGTACAGAAGCACAATAGCTTTGATGATGAAGTCTGATGCGTGTTTCTGGTCGATCATTTCGGCAGTGGTGATCACCTGATTCATCTTACCAAACAACCCTTCCAGCACCAGCTTGTTGGTCTGTGTGCCGTCCAGCGTACCCGTGAAGCCAAAACGGTATCCGATGTTTTCCATTTTCGACATGATACTAACCAGCGACTTGGCTTTAAAGTTATGCGCCTCGTCACCAATGACAACATCGTAAGACTCAAACCACTTCTTCGGCATATCAACAATAGACTGCCATGTGGTAATGACCACGGGTTTGTCGGTTACTTTGTCTTGTCCCTGATAGACCTTATGGACATACTTTTCAGAATCAAATCCATACTCAGCAAAGTCAGAGTAGAGCTGGTGAACCAGGGATATCGATGGTACTACGATCAGTGTCTTCTTGCGGTAGTGTCTGGTGATCAGATAGATCATCAGCGACTTACCAGAAGCAGTAGGCGAAATCAAAAGGCTTCTTTTGTTTCTTATTGCATGAACCACACCATCGAGCTGATAGTCGTGCGGTTTGAATGGAAGCTTCAGACTTTCTACCAGTTGTTCCAATTCGTGTAGCGAGAACTCGTCTGCTGCGAACAAGGGATCCACTATGACGGGGTATTCTTTATCATCACAGAAGCGTACAATGCTATCGACCAGACCGCGATATATCAAGCCTGTCGTGGTGTTGAGTAGGCGTATCTTGCCGTCCCATATCTTGTTTTTGTATTTCGGTGAGAACTTAGCCCCAGGAACCATGAAGGTGAAGGCATCGCACATTTCATACATGATAGAGGGTTCACATCGAACCCTCAAAAACGTTTCACTGTAATGTTCTAGCTTTACCAAATCACTCATTAACCACCAACTTGGAACCTCGCCCACTCGATAGCAGACTTAATGTTAAAACCCCTTTCACGCAAAGTCTTGATAACACTTTCCAGGAAGTCTACCTTCTCTTGCTGATATCCGATCTTCAGGGCTTGTTTGATAATATCTGGGTCTGCATCAATATAGGTTGGTAGGTCGGCTTTCAGAACTCGTATAGGGTTTTGTTCCCATCCACGCTCATCAAGTTCTGCTTTGTCCATACCACCCATGTAGTAGACTTGCTTATCTTTGAGCAAGACCTTATAATCAGCCTGTGCCTTACGCAAGGCAAGACGTTCATCGATATAGATCTTGTAATACTTCGAGTGCAGCTTAGGAATCTTGATAGCTTCATTACCAAGTTCCATGCGGTCTATGTTAGCGTCTGCTTCCCAAAGTGCTTGAATTTCATCAATACGCATAGCGATTCCCAAAGATTTGATTATAACATATTTCTATGATATAATCAAGCCCCGTATTCTTGTGGGTCTCTTGAAACGGTCATGAAACCAAACTTGAATTGAACTTCGCAAGTGATGTAAGTTACTTCAGAATCACGGGTATCGAAGTTGAAAGAACCAATTGAGGTTGGGAACAGATTACGGAACTTGTAGATGAATATCGGATTCATCGCAGAAGACAGGACTGTCAAAGAAGCATCTGAAACTGTGTTTCTTTTACCTGTAGATGAATTGGTAGGAATCGTACCAGCACGGTATTGTTCGTACTGTTCTGGGAAGCCAAGGGCTTGCATCCAGTCGAAGATCTCTGTGTAGGTAAGTAATGCTTCGTCCATCTTGAATATAACATCTAGAACACCAAACTGTAGGTGATCACCAGGGAACGGCATGACAGAGAATGGAGTGGTCTGCAAGGCTGCTGGTAGGTTAATATTTGGTACTTTAACAGCCTGTACAAAGAAATTAAACGTTGGCATTCTATCAATATGAAACTTGTAGCCAAGTGGTGATAGAAAGTTATTATTGACGGGTTGGTTATTAACTAGACTCATATATGATTCCTTATGTTATACAGTATTTAGTATCTCATAATATACATAGAACCATAATATATGAAGGAGAACATCCCAATTATACCAGGATTTTTAGATTTGTCAAGTGCAAAAAGAGGGAGCATTTCTGCTCCCTCTGAATGTTACAACACCTGTTATTGTTTTAATTACATCAGGTTGCGAACAAGGACACGGCGGTAGTACTTGTTGCTGTCCACGACAAGAGCGCCCAGACCATCTGTGGTGCCTTGTGCAAATGGGTTAGCAACGATACCGTAACGGGTCTTGAAGCCGATCTTAGGAGCAAAGCTCGAAGGATCAACGGCACGGACCATTTGCAGCGGAACGTATGGGCAGTAGAACAGACCAGCATCGAATGCCGAGGCACCTTTGTAACCAACAACCATGTAGTTGCCAGTTGCATATGGATCGATGTAGACACGCAGACGACCATTCAGGACACCAGCGAAGGTGTTGCCTGTATCATCAACGTTCAGTTGGTTGCTGTTCAGAGCTGGGGTGTAATCCAGAACACCAGCCATTTGCAGAGCCGATGCAACATCGGACGAGCAGATGATGATGTTACCTTTCCCTCTACGGGTACCCTTCGCAATTTGGTTAGCTTCGCGCTCGATTTGGAACATCAGACCTTTGAACTTCTCAACGGACCAACGACCATTCGAGTCGGTGTCAAGATCGAACACACCAGCTGTGGTTGTACCTTCGGTAGCACCTTTTTCAGCAGTTACGCTGATTGTGCGAACAACTTCACGGTTGATTTCTGCCAGAATTTCGGTAGACAGAATGTTCGACAGTTCGGTTTCAGCATCCAGACCATGAATTGCTTTCAGGTCTTGTGCCAGTTCCAGGGTGTACTCAGCTTTCAGAGCACGGCTCTTAGCAGTTACAGTGACCTTCTCA